TCCCCTCTACCAAATTCACCAGCTATTTTAAATTTATCTAGCTGATCACAGAAGATTATATCTGGTTTGTTTAACTTAATGTATTCGTCTAACTCCTCTACAGAAGTACCTACAGAATCTAGTATTTTTAAGTACGGCGCAATTTGATATTGGTAATCCTGTAAATATTTTTGTCTGTTGTCCCTCATGTTTTCTTTCGACACTTCGAAAAAGGATTGTATGATTCGTAATTTAATTTTCTTTGCAACTTCTTCGTTGGCCCAATATGCTACCTTAAACCCCTGTCGTATATATCCAGCACTTAAAAAGGAACAGAATGTTGTCTTACCCACTTCTGGTCTTGCAAATATAATACCTAAATTACCTCTGTCCAAACCGTTTACTTGATCGTACAACAGGGGAAAGTCAAAAGGGAAATCAGGAACTCCGTTGTCCTCATCTAGTAGTTCATCCAGCCCCTCTTCTACGACAGAGTAAGTTGTTTTATCAGTGATGCGTCCGTCCTCTACGTTGTCTATAAGTCTACGCAACTCACCAAACTCTTCACTTTCACCTGTGAATATCTCTATTGCTTTCTCACCAATTTGTCTTGCTCTATCACGTAGCCAGAAGTTGTGTATAATATCCATGTGTAAATCAATGTTGTCTGGATTACCAACTTCTAACAATCGTATCTGATCCACTACTCTCTGCCTTGCACTATCTGGCATAGCAGGATTGCGATCATTGAACAGTGCTTCTAATTCAGGCACAGTCAACGTGTGTTCATACTTGGTGTGACTGTACACAATCGTATCAAATATATCTCGTGATTCTTTTGTGAACATTTCACGATTTAGAATGTTCTTAACACGACCAAAGAAGTCCATATCAAGACAAAATCCTAATATTAAATTATCATGTGATGTACTTTCGGATGAACTCATCTCGTGTCTTCCTTTCAAGATTTTTTAAATCCGTTGCTAGTATAACCAACCTTGTAGGCACGTACCCATTAAGAATACGCACCATCTGTATCGCTTTGTCTGTCGCGTCTTTATCTAGGGCAACAAATACTTTTTTATGTTTTGTTATTACTTCTATGTGTTTCTCCAAGAGATTTGTACCAAGCAATGCTACCCCTCTGACCAAATTGCTAACACAACAAGCACTAGCACAATCTTCGACAACAAAGCAAACATCTCCCCCACCACATGTGAATGGGTAATTACTACGTCCATATCTATACCACTTCGATGCGCGGTCAGTGAGTGATCTACCAACCGCATCTATTACTTTAGAACCATCCTTTACAAGGAAAACCACTCTATCCCTTTTAAAATCGTAACGTAAATCAACTTCACCTGCCAAGTACGCGTAGTGGCAATTTACTTTACGTACATATTGCATAGCTTCTAAACTTCTAGACAAACTAACAAACGTGTCAGGTATCTCGAAGTTTGTAGTCGCAGACATTATAGGTGTCGACCTTTTCTCGAAAGCTTGCGATGCGTATTCACGCGACAAACTAACAGAGGTGCGACCCCTTACATTACAATCAGCATGAAAGCAAAACCAAAAACGCTGCACCCCATCATCAGTAACACTGAACGTGTTTCTTTTGTTACAGACAGGGCAGTCACTTCTGTATCTACCGAACGGTGCAATCTCTAGGGATTGAACATGAGATGATAACCAACTGGGCGATTTCATCTTTACTCTCCTAACTACGTTGTGGTATTGTCATACAGCAAACCCTTTTTTCTGTCAAGAACTGTTTTGACTTGACGAAAAAATGAATGCGTGATACAAGCCCCGAACAAACCCGCTGGGATACCCACAAGGAGACAAAAATGCCAAGACCAAATAAAATATTAGAACCGACAAAAACGTATAATTTAAATATAAAAGTAGAAGACTATGACAAACTATCTTACATAGCTCAAAAGGAAAGCAACATACATGGCATACAAGTGTCCGTTGCGGATCTAATGAGGGAGTCAATCGAAGTATACCTTGATGCTTATGAAGAATCACAACAAAATGCTTGACTTAATAGTTCCGATGTGTATACTAAAATTCTCCTACGTTTGATGGGGGGCAACATTTGGTAGTAGTGTTGCCCCTTTTTTTTTGTTTGACATATCTTTGGGTTTGCTGTATGACAAATAAACTGCATAGAAACGAGGTAAAAAATGCTAACAATATTTGGAATACTAACACTTGTTTTGTTTGCCAACGATGACAACAACTTCAAAGCTTTAGATGCGATGGAGCGTAACTATGAGAATGGATACACATGGGAATACGTAGGAAAACAAAAAGTACAAAACTGGGATTACGCTTTACCACTTGGTAACGATGTAATCTTTTTTCATCACGTCGAACAATAAAATTACAACGTAGGAGAATCAACATGATTAAAAGAATACACGTTAATCAACATATCATTCGTTCGAACAAAAAGAATGGTACACGCGAACCTGTCATTACAGTAAAAGCTGGTAAGCAAAACATCTATTGCGATAGAGTGCTTGTGGATGGTTTGACTGAGGTAGTTTACAGTCCAGATAAGCCACTATCTTGTGGTGCTAAAGTTTGGATAGAGACTAGTGATGTGGTGGAGTGTTGGGATAGGGTTAGTAATGCCAGTCCAAAAGATACTTTATCTAACGACGAAGAATTAACTAACAGGAGAGTGCTACCATGAGTCATCACGGCCACGAAGAATATTTGGAGCGCAAGTTCGAGGACATAATGGAACTTAGTGTAGGCGACTACATTGATTCGTTACCAGAAGAGTTGCAGTCAAAGATAATTGACTTGATACAGGAAGGCATTAGTGATGACTGATTTAGAACTTAGTGACCACGAAAAAACTATGTTGTTTAGCTTCTATTACGCAGAAGGGCTAGATGAATTTAGAAAAGAATATCCAGATTCAACAGATGAAAACGGTAGAATTATAGAGGATAACTTTTGGATTGGCGTTCAAGTTGATGAACGTATGTTTGACCTTTGTATCTTTTGGTCAAACTCTTGGCTTGATAAATCCCCAAGTCGGCCTTTATGTGTTGTTTATGAATGTGACCCGTGTGACGGGGATGATGGAGAACCTAACGGTAACTGGACAACTAATACAAACAAACAGTGGTATTTAACAGACGAAATGGAAGTAAAAATATGACAGAGCATGATAGATTAACAGACGCAGTAGTTCAAGCAATATTGGACGTTGTAGATAACCACGATGGTTACAGCAAGCTTACACCACTTATTGATGAGTTATTAGAAAACGGTGTATGTCCACGCAGAGTAATGTGTGACTTTGTGTATAACGAGTTGCTGGGCTGGCAAAAAAAATGACTTATAGCATGAAAATTAAGTGGGGGGATGACCCCCACGAACAACAAGACATGGATTACATATTTAAAACCCAAGACGAGCTAGACGCTTTTTGCTATGGAGTGGGCGAAGGTGTAGGTTGGGAACACTTTGAATATTGTGATTCAGACCTCAACAAGTATTTAGACAAAAAGTCTGACCCTGCAACTTTCACGTCATTAAATGACGCTCTAAAGCAATGGGCTGACGCATTTAGATTGAATGCACATTTAGGCCACGCATCCCCACATTTAGAAGACATAGCGGAGATTTTAGAGGGGGCAATCAAATGATAGACTTTGTAACAGACGACGAACAGACAAGATTAGAATCAATAGTTGAAATAAACAAAGAGCTAAAAAACTTGCTTGACAAAATCACTGACTTAGAATGGCAAGACAAAAACGCTGACCATTTGTGGAAAGAATATAACGAATTAAAAGCTTTACGTGACAAAGGCGAAACACATTATGTCAAAGTTTAGACATGACAAATACGTCGACACTATCAGACCAAACTGTGGCTGTGGTAAACCCGCCGACGCTATCGGAGACAGTGGAGAGCTTCTTTGTGCTAAGTGCTGGCTGGATCGATACGCTAGTCTAGATAAAATAAAACTTGACCGTTATAGTAGTTTAATGTATGACAAACTAAATAACGTTGGAGTTTTAAACTATGAGAAAAGCAGACATAAATAAACCAGCTTATACCATGTACCCAAAGTCACGGCGTGATGTTGCTGACGTTGGTAATGTTATTAAGTTATCTAAAAATAAAAAACTATCTGATGATCGATTGCCTCAAGTAAAAAAGGGAGAGTTTAAAGGTTACGTAATTCATACGTTGACTTTAGAAGAACGCGCAACATGCCCGCGTACTTGCTTTCATTGGGACGATTGCTACGGCAATAATATGGCATTTGCTCATCGTATCCAGCACGGCCCAGAATTAGAAAACAAAATAAGAATAGAAATAGACAAACTTTGCAACACATATAAAGGTGTGATGATACGCTTGCATGTGTTAGGTGACTTCTATTCTGTTGAGTATGTCAATTTGTGGCTGGAGTTATTACTAGTTTATGATAATTTGGCCATTTGGGGATATACAGGACACGAGCCAACTAGCCCAATAGGTCGGGCAATAAACAAGGGGCGAACTTTTACAAGTGCAAGATTTAACGTCCGTTTTTCTGATGCTGGTGATACAAGCTTCTCGGCACTATCGAATGACAAACCACGCAACACTATTACCATTAAAGACTATGAAAAACGCGCAACTGTATGCCCAGAACAAACGGGCAAAACACCAAACTGTGCGAACTGTTGTCTTTGCTGGACTAGCCCCGATCCAATTATTTTCTTGACACATTAAGCTATTTAAATTAAAGCTTCCTTATCTAAACGGCATCAAACTATGGAGAATAAAACATGCTAGACTTAGTTCCACAAAACAATTTTAACGTTCGAGCAGACAGCATCGAACATCAACACCACGACATCAACGACACTAGTTTATTTGAAACTTACGCCAAGTTTTCACGTAAGCCGACTTTGTGTGAAGTTGACGGGCTTATATCTGAATTGCCAAATTATAAGACAATCTATAACACCGCTACAAATAGCGTTGTTGATATGCGACCCGTGCCAGATTCATACAAACTAGTCCCACATGAAAAGATGCTGGCAAGCCACGCGGAGCAATTTGCCCGGCAATTTCCAGAATATTTGAAGGGGATTACTGTTGTTGATAAGCTTTTTGAATCTGGTAAAAAGGCCCAGCGCACGGTATACTTCGACGACTTGACAGTTGACGTTGGACAAGGTGACCCAGTTAAGCCACGCATCGACATATATAATAGTATTGACATGTCTTGGGCTTTTCAAGTTTTCTCTGGTGCGTACCGTTCGCTGTGCCGAAATACGCTCGTATTTGGTGGTGAAAAGGCATTTCATCAGCGCAGAAAACACACTAGGAACTTAGAGCCAGATGCTATCACACATAAAGCTAACGTATCACTTGACGCGTTCGTACATCAACGGGACTGGCTTAAAGGTCTACGGGATAAACACGTTAGTTGGGCAGATTTCGCAAAATTTCTACAGTTTACTTTGTGTAATACATCGGATGAAAAAAACCCTAGTCGAGTTAACGACGCGCTTCACACTTACTTGATGCAAATCTGGGACGATCAAATCGTTGATTTAGGCTTTACCGCTTGGAATGCTTACAACGTGTTGACCCACTGGTCAACGCATACACTTGACAGCCCACGGGCCAGAAAAAGTCATCGTGTTCACGATGTACAACGCCAGCGGTCGGACATAGTGCGCGATCTTTTAGGTAGCGAAGAATGGTCGCAACTGGTGACGGCGTGAATGATAACGGCCTTGAAAAATTAATCTTGATTTATAGATTATGCGCGTTGATACTAATAATTACAATAATCGGTTTTTTAACGTAGGAGCTAAAACCATGACAACAATACAAACAATATACACAAAAATCCAAGATGCTAACGCGGCACTTTGCAACGCAAATAGAATACTTTTAGAAGTTAGTGAGATAGCTAACAAGATGGTATCTAATCAAAATAAAGCAGCCAATGAATTATTAAACGCGTTGTTTGATGAAAAAGGCAGCTTCAAAGGTCGCAATATGTCTGGCATGTCTAAGACAACAACCCGCGTACTTAATGAGCTTAACCGCAAACACTACCCAGTCACGGCAAAAACATTGGCCCGTTTAACTGGTTACAACGTTCGAAGTATACACACCAGCATATGGGACTTAAGGCGTCGGGGTTTTTCTATTGACAAAGTGTCTGGCGGTGTAAAACAAAAGTACAAGTTAACGGCGCGTTCGTAGGGGGGTTTATCATGAGTGGATTAGTAGAAAACAAATCTTTGTCTCAGATGTTGGAAGACACCATTAACAACTATATCGATAGCAAATTACAATCAGTCTTGACAGAGGATGACGTTAAACATATAGTCGAAGATGAATTTGATAGTTTGTTTGAAAGTAAGATAAACGATTTAACTATCACAACAACAATAGAATAGGGGATTACTACCATGTTAAAACAGAAAACAATTAAAGATTTATCCGATAAAAAGAATATTATTCTTACTAAGGAAGAGCAAGTGCAAATTCTTTTTATGATTGGCCAGATTGCTACAATATCATCAAATCTTAAAATTATATGCGAGAATGCTGGCCTTGACCAGTATCCTTTTACTGATAATAAGGACGCGTACACGGTCGCAGATTTCGAAGTAGACATACGCAACGATATGTAAACGCAACTATAAAAGTTTCCTCCCGTAAGAGCCTCCAGCCTAGTGTTGGGGGTTCTTTTTTGTCTTCCTTTTAGAATAATAATTAAATGCTTGTATCTGCTGGGTTTATGTCTGCGTATTGCTCGCATTTTTAAGGCCGTGTCAATCCCTTTCGGGGTTTATGGTATGAATAACCAAATGGCAAACGGCCCTACGTGTGCGCGTGTGATGTGGCGCGACGGTTTATAGTGTGCTGGGTGTAGTTTTTGGGCTGGTGTTTTGGGTGGCCTCGGCATCAATGATGTCGGGACAAACCGAAATATAAAAAAATAAATAAAATCAATGCGCCCGTACGCATGGGCCACTGGGGGCTACCCAGACATTGTCTAGCAATACCGCCATATTTTAGTGTGATTTTTATTTTTTGTATGAAAAAAGGGAAGTCCCCGCGTACTTGTTGGGGGGATCTATTATATCCCCGGCGGGTATACCCTGAGTATAGGGGTACATTTTAGTCCTGTCAAGTGGTTTTTTCTTGACACCTATGGTTTGTACCTATATATTATATGTATCGGTGCAAAAATTAGCACATTTAGTCACTTACCACTGATATTTACACAATCAAAGCTAAGAATGCGGCTATTTTAAGTGCCAAACTTCACAAAATAAAGAAAAGTACGATGAATTTACTTCCCCAACGGCGTAAAGAGCGTCAGTTGACCGATCAACAGCAGTCTTTTCTTACTAATCTGTTTGAAAACGGGGGAAATCCCACTCAAGCAGCGTTAGATGCCGGGTACTCGCAGGGAAGTGTAGCTTGGTTGAAGCGCACACTTGCAGATGAGATTGTTGAACGCACAAAAGATGTACTATCTTTAAACGCTCTTAGAGCAGCCAACAGGCTTGTTAACACGATTGACAATCTAACACCCGAAAGAGGAGACGATTTACGTCTACGAGCCGCAGAATCGCTGTTAAACAGGGTTGGAGTAGCAAAACAAGAGCAAATTAATCACAACGTTCAAGCAATACACGGAGTAATCCTGTTACCGCCTAAAAAAGATGTTGTAATTGATGGTTGAATGGCCCAAAGAGATGCCAGAAGAAAAAAAACCACGGGGCAGACCCAAGAAAGACCCCAACGCTCCTAAAGCTGTGTATAATTTATCTCGTAAAGAGATAGCTAGACGAGCAGCCCAAAAACAACTGAACGCCGCAAAGAGACGAGCAGCTAAAATAACCAAAGCTGCAGAAGACAAACAAAGATATGCTAGAAAACTTGAAGAAAAGATTGGAAAAGTTGAAACCGGACTTCAAGGTACGTCGAGTCGTGTTATCGATCAAAGCGATTTGGACGGATTACGGTCTGGGGTGCAAGATTTGGTTGACGAATATGAAGTCGTATTTAAACCAAATGAAGGCCCACAAGAAGAATTTTTATCTTCGTCTGAAAGAGATGTTCTTTACGGTGGAGCAGCAGGTGGCGGCAAAAGCTTTGCTCTATTGGCTGATCCTCTCAGGTATTGCCATAACTCTAACCATCGTGGTCTTCTTCTTCGTCGCACACTAGATGAACTAACAGAGCTTATTGATAAGTCTCGACAACTATATACTAAAGCATTTCCCGGCGCAAAGTTCCGTGAGTCTAAATCTACATGGCACTTTCCATCAGGGGCAACCATTTGGTTTACATACCTAGACAAAGATAAAGACGTGACACGTTTTCAAGGTCAAGCGTTTAATTGGATAGGTATTGACGAGATAACGCAGTACCCCACTCCGTACGTTTGGGACTACTTGCGTTCTCGACTTCGTAGTACAGATCCAGAGTTGCAGCAGCATCTATATATGCGCTGCACAGCCAATCCGGGCGGTGTAGGAGGTTGGTGGGTCAAAAAAATGTACATAGACGGAGTCGAGCCAAACAAACCCTTTGCGGCGTTCGATTTAGAAACAAAAAGAACTTTTACCTACCCAACTAACCATGAAAAATCAGGAGAACCGTTATTTTACAGAAGATTTGTACCTGCAAGACTGACAGACAATCCGTTTCTGATGGCAGACGGGCAGTACGAGGCTATGTTGCTTTCGTTACCAGAGGTCGAAAGAAAACGTTTATTAGAAGGCGATTGGGATGTTGCAGAAGGTGCTGCTTTCCCAGAGTTTGCGAAAGGGAAGCATGTTGTCGAACCATTTGATTTACCCACTAACTGGCCTCGTATACGAGCAGCAGATTACGGTTATGCGTCCCCTTCTTGTGTTCTTTGGGGTGCTATTGATTGGGACGGTAATATCTGGGTTTATCGTGAACTGTATGTAAAGCACTTGACAGCCGAACAACTGGCCGATAAAATACTAGAAGTAGAACAGCTTGACCCTGTTCCTTACTACACTGTATTAGACTCGTCGTGTTGGAACAAAACAGGGTTTGGCCCATCAATAGCTGAAACAATGATGCGAGGGGGTGTACGATGGACACCATCAGATCGCAACCGTTTACAAGGTAAGATGGAGATACACAGACGATTGGCTAACGACCCGTACACGGAAGAGCCTCGACTTCGTATATTTTCAAACTGTCAGAACATAATCAAACAACTGACAGGTATTCCTCTTTCAAAATCTAATAGTGAGGACGTAGATACAAAAGCCGAAGACCACGCGTACGACGCGTTGCGGTACATGGTTATGACGCGTACGAGCGGGTACGCTTCTGTAAATCAACAACTTAACAATATCAAAAGTCACGTACACAAAGTACAAGACGAAGTATTTGGATATTAAATGGCAGATAGTACAAAGGGCGGTCAAGCCACATCCCTACGACAAGAAAACTTTGATCCAAGAGTAACCACTCTTGATCAATATATAGATATGTACATAAAAAAAACGGGTTCTGATAAGAACTGGGGTAACGTCATACGAAAAAATGATGTGCTTAAACCTTATCTAAACAAACCTGTTATGGACTTGTTTGATCCAGTAAACCCATCTCAAACAGGAAGTGTTCTTGCAGATGCACAAAACGTTTCAACTAATCCTGCTACTTTGCAATCAAGAATACGCACGATTGAAAATTCAGGCATATTTGATAAATTAAGAATTTTATCTGTCAGAGAAGGTGCTGATCAATCTGCAGATTACATAAGACTATCAGACTCCGTTGAAAAACTAAAGACTCGCGGAAACAGAGCCACATTTAAATACCAATACAACCCAACTAAAGTAGGGGAGCTAGTTGAAAATCTAGTTGCTCACGTTGATAAATTTCCAGAAGATAAACCGATTGCGAATGCAATCTTGTTAAATCTTGAAACAGGCTCACGTCCTAGTTTAATGTTGGGATTAATAAAAACTGATTTTGAAAAAAACAGAACATCTGTAGAGGTACAAAGACAAGGGTATACTGGCTCTAACGGTTTATTTATACCAGCAGACAGAGCCGGAGTGAAAGCATCAACAGGTAGAGAAGGTAGACCTTACAACACACCCATATCCAAAAGAGCTACCACTATATTACAGGATCAAAGTGAATACAACGCTACTGGGCCACTTTCAAACAGTGCAGATCCCATGAAATTCTTTCAAGTATCTGATGGTAAGGGTGGCACA